TTTGTGTGTCATCCTATTCCAGCCTCGCGATGAATTCTTTAAATTCCGTTCTGTACTCTTTTTCAACGTGAATGATCAACTGCCCATCGTCCGTTTGCAGCCACGTGACCGGTAGTTTGACTGTGTGTGTTTGATACGCGTCCAAGTAGTCGGCCATGCTTTTAATCAACACCTCGGCTGCTTTATACAGTTCGCCCTTCGGCTCCAATTCCACTTTCATTTACAAAACCCTCGCATGGTAGGCCGTCGTGTGCAGCCCGTAATCCGCCGACCCTTCTCTGTTGATCGCCATTGAAATTCATTGTATAGAGTTTGTCCTTCATTTATCCGCCCCACGCGCTCACTGCCAACTCCAGTAACCGGTACACCTGCTCCCGTCCGAGATAACCCAGCGCGATGAACACCAGCACGATGATGGCGGCGCGGTACGCGACGAGCACGTCCTTCAACGCCTGGATCAAACTGATCAGTACGTCCGCGGCGCGCGGCGGTCGGCCCCGGTCATCGTCCATCGACCCACTCCTTCCTCGTCATAAAACGCTGTGTAATACCCCGGGTGACCCGCCGTCTCGGCGTTCAGCGCGTGCGCGACGTGCAGCGCGTGATTGAAATCGTCGCAGTCGGTCACCACTGTGCGCCCGCGCAGTTGCGCCACGCCAAACGGCGTCGGTATATAATCAATTTGTTGTGGCAGCCAGGCGACCGCCGCGTGTATCTCACCCATGTCGTGTTCCTCTTTTCTGGGTTCGTCAAATTAAAAAAGCCGTCCCTGGCAACACCCATGATGAAACCCGTTAAGCCGCGTCGGCGTAGGCGATTCGCTTCCACTCACGCAAGTTCAAATCCAGCAGCTTGCCGCCGAACCCTTCCAGCTCCGTCGCGCGGTCATACGACGGGTGCTCGTTGGCCACCTTCGTCACCGCGTTCAGCGCGCCCCAGCGGCTGTAATCCCGATCCTCGATCAAGTTAATCAGCACCTGTCCGCGTTCGTCGTCGGTGAGTCCCAAGGTCTTCGCCAGCACCTCGACCGCCGGCTCGGCGCGGCGAATCGTTTCGCCCTCGGTCGCTTCGCGCAATTTATCCGTCAGCTGCTCGAACAATGCCGGATCCGTCGCCGCCGTCAACATGTCGGCCAGCTCGGCCTGCAGCGTCTGAAGTTGCATCTGTTGTGTGCGGTCGCTGAGGATCTGATAGTCCACGCCCTCGATCAAGCGCCCACCCAAGTGCGGGCGGCGCAGGTAAAAGGCGTCGTGTTTGCCGAACACGCACCCGTTGGTGCAAAAGTCACGGTAGAAAAAAGCCTGGAGACTGGTGCTGCCGTTGCCGATCTCGCCGTTGGCGATTGATACGCCCATGCGGACCGTGTCACCCGGTTTGATCTCCGCTTCCATTTTGGGGAACAACACCTTCAGGTACATCTTCTGATCCGTGACGGCGCTGCTCAACACCACGGCGTCTTGGTTGGCCGAGATGACCGGTAAGACGGCCTGCGCCACATCCTCGTTGTCGACACGCTTGTATTTGTTCGATAGATACGCCCGCGCCTGTTGGTCCAACGTGCGAATCATACGCGGCTCCGTGTTCGCGGCGAACCAGTGTCTGACGTTATCCTGCAACAGGTCCGGGGCTTCCTCGAGCAAGCGCTGATAGTAGCGGGTCGGAATCTTCAACCGGTTGGCAATTTGATTATGTGTGTGGGGGGTGATGTCGTAGACACCTTGGTCCGGGATCGCCAACCCCCAACGGGTTGCGTCGGCGGCGGGGTCACCGACCCGCACTAGGTCAAGCGCCTGAGTGGGGACAATGAAATCCTGTTTAGCCTGCGCGCGGCGGTCCAGTTCTTCGGCGAGTTGCGAGAGAGTATGTTGTGTCTTCATAGTCGTGTGCTCCTGTCGTGTGTCGTGTTGATGTTGATGATGTTACAACGCAATAAGTATAGTAATTTATATTTAATAAGTAAATATAAATTATAAAAAAAATATTAAGTTATTGTTTTTAATAATAATTTAAAAGAATCAGACTAAAGAAATTTCCCCTCCCCGGAGGACTCCCCCCGCCTCCGCCACCCGGCCTCTCACGTGTATTTCCGCTTCGTCTTGGTCTTGGCTGCTCCGAGCTTACGAGCGCCCCGTTCCGGAGGCGTGCCGCCATCCACGTCGGGGAAATATTTGAGATAATGGTTCGCCCATTGCGTCGCCGTGCGCGTCACCCAATAGGCCCTGTTTCTGACGACGTACAGCCCCTCGGTCTTCTCCCCGACTTTGATATAACGTTTAATCAGACCCGCTTTCTTTAACTCCCTCCCCATGGCCGTCTGGGAGGTCCGGGTGGGTTCCCCGTCGGTGAACAACGCGAACAGCTGAGTGTTCGTCAGCAGGTCTGCTTCCACATGTTTTAATTTCGTGATCGGATCCTTCGCCAGCTCGTGGACCCAAATGCTCAAATCCGTTTTACTGGTATAGATCATCTCCGCCTTGGCTTCGGTCATTGGCGCCTTCGTCTTGGCGGTGAACCTGCCCAGCGGCAGTTCTTGTAGATAGTAACGCAACGCACTAGGCCCCTCGCCCTTCGCCCACGGGTCGAACGTGTTGATGAACCAGTCTTCTCCCAGACTCTCTTGGACTTCCCAGATGAAGTACCGGCGATCGTTGTCGTCTAACGGCAGCGCGTTCGGACTGTTACTAGTCAGATAATAATTCGCGACGTCGGTCAGAACGTAATTGGGTTGATACTTGAGATTGACGATGATCTCTTCTTGCGTAATTAGTTGCTTGAGTCTCTCGTTCACCTGCTTGTAGTGGCCCGACACGTCTCTCACCTCGTCCACCAGAATGAGTTGCTTGCGAGCTTGCCAGAAATTAAAGTTCGCGTCTTGCATTAATTCGTGATTGCTGATCTCACTGAAATTAGGCCGGCCGAGAATGTCCCGCATGACGTAACCGACGAAACTCTTCCCCGTCCCTTGGGCCACGCCCCACATGAGGACCGCCGTGGCCAGCTTGACGCCGGGGTGCTGCACCTGGTGGGCCAGCCAACGCTCGAACCACTGACGCTCCCGGTCGTGCGAGCCAAAAAACGCGCGCATGAGTTTCCGCCAGGGGGCCAGGCTCCCCTTCTTCGCCTCACAACCCCAACCCTGCCACAAGTTATACAAGCGATTGTCGATGATGCGAGGTTGCGCCGGTACGTATGTCAGATTGTCCAAGGTGTGGCGCGCGGGCCATTTTAACCACTGGGCCGGTGCGCTCTTCTCAATCAGTTTGTCCTCCGTGTAAATCTTATACCTCCAGTGGCTGTAAGCGTGCGCCGCGAAATTACCCGGTTTGATCAACTGTCCGCTCCCCAATCGCACGATAGTCTCGAGCTCGTCAACGTAAGCGACTTCTCGATTGAGCTCCCAAAGCGTTTTATTCTCTGTAAACGCCTCCGCCTCGGCGAGCACCGTCTCCGCGAGTTCCTCCGGCCCCTGGGAGAGGAGGTAATCATCCAACCCGGTCTTTCCCTCCTCCACAACGTCGGGCAGAAATCCGATAAAGACCTCGGCGCCCAAGTTACTGAGTTCCTTCGCCAGGGAGTAAAGCGCCTGTTGTACGTGTTGGTTCGTCGACAGGTCTGAGTCGAACAATAATGTGACCGGGCGGCCCTCCCACTCAAACAAATAAAAATCGTCGATCAACGGTTTCTTATGCTTGCGCGAACGGAAGGCGTAAACCCCGCCGATACTGACCGTGGGGAAGCCGTGTTTGCATGCGCACGCCGCCTTCAACTCTCCCTCCGTGATGATCAGCGCGATCTCCGGGTTGGCCGCGATCTTCTCCCAGCTGGTGGGACCCGTCTCAACTTCCAGGGGGATCGTCGGTAAATAAAAACGGGGGGACATGCCGGGAGGTTGGGTGTAACGGGGGGCCGGCTTCCGGTTGAAAGAGACTTTCACCTTCTCTTCGAGCCTCCGGACCCTCCAATAATTTTTGATGGGTTTCCCGTATAGGTCATAATACGGAATCTTCATCGCTATGACGTCGTCGTTGATTACTTTCTTGCTCTGTTGACGGGATAAGAATTGGATGTGTAAAGCGGATTGGTCTTCTTTTGTTAGCCCACTCGCGGAGAGTTTATCATACATTAACCCACGGGAGGCGCGGACGGATGCTGTCACAGTCAGTAAACTCCTTTTAGTCTTCAATCGTTGAACAGTGTAACAGTGAGGAGCGAAACGGGCATCAATATTCTGATGGTTACCAGCCGGGGGAGCGACCCGCGCGAGCTGTTTGGAGTAAGCGTACCGGCGCCCGAACATGCGTTCGATTTACTAAAAGGAGTTCCCCGTCCGATCGAGAACGAGTAATTTTTTGTGAACGATGCCGGGTGCAGGCACCCCGTCCGCCGTAAGCGGAGTATAGGACATAAAAATCCGTCGTGCAAATGGGGGGTAAAAACGGGGGTTTTATACCCATTATCGGGGGATTTTCCCCTTTCTGCAGGGTAAAAATTCGTTTTTTGGGCGAATTGGGGGGGTAAAAAGGGAAATTTCCCCGTAAAAATCTCGCTTAAATGGTGGCTATTTTTGTCAAATGAAAAATTTTTGATCAGTAAAAAGTATTTATATCGCCCATTTTGTCGGTTATAAGTTGCCTTTTTTGGGTAAAAATTACGGGTTTTTAAAACTTATAACCGAGAGAGGGGCCAATGCAAGTCCTTAATCTGTAAACATATTTCGACTAAATCCGGGGGTTCTCGGTTATAAGTTATAAGTTATTTGTAGATTGTTTTATATATTTATACCCCCCTACCCTCCTATTTTACGTTTTATTTCTCTTTTTCCTATAACACTTATAACTTATAACTTAATAATAGTAATAATATATATATAACAATAACTTACGTCGGTTATAAGTTCGGTTATAAGTTATCTTTAATCATAACGTATAACTAACTTGCTTTTTCTCCCATTTTAGGCTATTTATATCCATAACACTTGTAAAACAAGTATTTACACCGACACCCTCCCCGGATTAGAGACAGTAAAAAGGATTTATTTAGCAAAAATAACATATTACTAAGTAGCGGGGGGTTGGTCAATAAGCAGAAATTAATGCGGCTTAGTTGGACAACTAATGGACATAGAATGGATTTAGAATATGCGGAATAAATCGGGGAAGCTGATGAAGCCCTTAGAAGAGGTGCGCACTATCGACCTCCCCAATGGACGTAAGCGTATAATTTATAAGGGAGACGATGGGCGGGAGTGTTATTTCGCCCCCGGTAGCCGCGTGCCTAAACTACTTTTCGTCGAGGATGAATTAATTTCGGACGAGGGCGCTCTGGACCCCATTAAATTGTTAAAAGAATTGAGCGCGATAAACACAGAACTGAGTGGGATCAACCAAGAGGCAAAGCGATGTAGCAGAGGTTTTCCCGGCACGCGGTTGGAGACGAACAGGTTGCGAGTCAACGCGTTAAGGCATCGGGCCGCTTTATTGTTGCGGTTACTGGATAAGAGCTTACCCGATAAGCGCAGTCTGCATCACAGTGGAAGTGTTAGTCTAACGAACACCATCGACAACATCCCGGATGACGTGTTGATCGCGGCGGTGGCGGGCAAACTGACTGAGCGGCAACAAGAACAGATGGAGTTACTCATGACGGAGACTCTGGGTGGTGAACACTAATTCCGTTGAGGCGGCCCGCTCGAACCTTGTGATTATTCGCTCGGAAGCGGCGAAACAGTTGTTAGCGCGGAAGCGTATGCGAGAACACGTGGCTCCTTTTATCAAGAAGGTCTTCACGACGGTGGATCCGAAGACAGCGTATCGTCACAACTGGCACATAGACTACATGGCGGAATATCTTGAGGCGGTTTATTTAAAACAAGTTATCAATCTAATCCTTAATGTGCCCCCCCGATTTCTAAAATCAATCTGCGGCACGGTGGGGTGGCCTGCTTGGTTGTTGGGCAAGGATTCGAGTGATCAGATATTGGCCGCGAGCTACGCGGACAAGTTGGCGACGAAGCACTCAGTCGATTGCCGCGTGGTGATTGAGTCGGAGTGGTATCGCCAGGTATTCCCGCAAGTGCATCTGGCCCGAGATCAGAACGAGAAGACGAAGTTCCAGACCACGGCGAGGGGACACCGCATCGCGACCTCCGTGGGAGGTACCGCGACGGGTGAGGGCGGGGATAAGTTGATACTGGACGACCCCATGGATCCCCGGCGTTCCCTGTCGGAGCCGGAGCGGAAGGCGACGAACGAGTGGGTGGATCAGACTTGGTCAACGCGGAAGAACGATCCCCAGAAATCGTCCGAGGTGATTATTATGCAGCGACTGCATGTGGACGATAGCACTGGCCATATTTTATCGCAACAGGCGGCGGCGAAGCGCAGCGCCCAATTCCATGAAGCGCTGGAGGATCGGCGGGAGGCGCATTGGGAACATGTCGTCATCCCCCAGGAAGCTGAACGTCGTACGGTCATTACATACCCACTCAGTGGCAAAAAGAAAATTCGGCAGAAAGATGAGTTGCTGCATGCGGCGCGGTTTGACGAGACGGCGAGAGACCAGGCGAAATTACGACTTGGCACGTACGGGTACGCGGGCCAGCACCAGCAGCGCCCCACCCCTGTTGGCGGCGGTCGGGTGAAGACGGATTGGTTCCCCCGGTATCGGGTATTGCCGACAAGTTACGACGAAGTCATCCTGAGTTACGACACCGCACAAAAAGGACGAGAGATCAACAATCCCAGTGTGGGGCAAGTGTATGTCCGGCGCGATGCGCAGTGGTACCTGGCCCATCAGTGGAAAGATCATGTGCGCTATCCGGCGTTAAAACGCATGGTTATTGCGATGGCGGATGAGTGGCACCCCGACGCGATTTGCATCGAAGATAAATCCAGCGGTTCGTCGTTGATACAAGAGTTGGAAGAGCATACGGATTTGCCGGTGATTCCGATTGAGCCTGAGTCGGACAAGATTACGCGGTTCGACACGCAGACACCCAGTCTCGAAGCGGGCGTTATCTCCCTTCCCGATCCGATGCACGTGCCCACGGCCTGGCTGGCGTTCCTCGAAGAATGTTTGAGTCACTTCCCCGCCCCACCTATGTGGGACGAACTGGACGCGATGTCACAATTTTTAAAACACATTCGTAAGCGTGAGCGAACGGATCACCTGGTTCCAGCGATTGCGCCGTTTAGCTTAACGCGTCAGAGCCCCTGGCGGGGGGGCCGAGTATGAGTGCGGAGTCAATCTTATTGCAGAAAGCTGCGGGCGATGTGTCGGATTACGTGATCCGTAAGGTGCCGAAGACGAACCGACAATTTTATCGTGTGCTTCATCAACTTGCGGATCGTGCCACGCCGGCAGTGCGCCGGCAGTTTTTGCGGGCGGTCGAGGCGATGAAGGGCACGACAAAAATAAAAGCTTTACAGGCCGCGCTGGAGAGCGGTAACGAACGGGCGGTGTTCACGGCGCTGGGCATTGATCAATTGGATAAACATCTGGCGCCGTTAGTTGGCGAGTTGCGTGGGGCGTATAATCAAGCGGCAATTGCGGCGGGGCAGTTGTTACCGAAATCGATTCAGGCGCAATACGTGTTTGATATTTTCAATCCCCGCGCGGCGGACTACGCGCGTACGAAGGCGGCGCAATTGGTAATGCAGGTGGGTGATGCGACGAAGGAAGGTATTCGCCGTATCATCACTGAGGGCGTGGCGCAAGGGTTAACGGTTCAGCAACAGTCAACACGGATTAAGGACCTGTTAGCACTCACCCCCCGTCAAGCAAGCGCGGTGGATAATTACAAAGCAATGCTGGTGTCCGAAGGGCGTAAGCCGGCACAGATCAAGCGCATGACAGACCGCTATCGTCAACGCCAGTTGCGCTACCGCGCGACGCGCATCGCGCGAACGGAAACTATCAACGCGGTGAATGCGGGACAAGAAGAAGCGTGGGCGCAAGCGTTGGATCAGGGGTTGTTGGGTCCTGACGTGAGGAAGGCGTGGCAGATTACGCCGGACGATGTGACGTGTAAATTATGCTTATCAGTCCCGGAATTGAATCCAGATGGCGTACCTATCGGCATGTCGTTCGATACACCTCTGGGACCGGTGATGGGTCCGACCCTCCATCCGCACTGTCGGTGTGCCATGGTGTTAAATACGTAATGGATAGAATTGCATGGCGATAAAAGATCAAAACGATAAGCCTATTAAACTGACCAGTGAGGTCGGCACGACCGGTCTTAAACACTGGCAGGGCCGCATCGACGAGGAGTGGGTCCGCGAGCTGATGGACTTGCGTCGATGGAAGACGCTGCGCGAAATGCGTGACAACGACCCCATCATCGGCGCCATATTGTTCGCGGTGGATATGCTAATTCGACAGGTGGATTGGCGGGTCGAATCACAGAGTGACAAACCGGATGATCTGGCGGCGGCTGAGTTTCTGGAGAGTGTGAAGGAGGACATGTCGCAGTCCTGGGATAACTTAGTCAGCGAAATACTGTCTTTTTTGCCTTACGGATTTTGTTACAGTGAGTTGGTGTATAAGCGTAGGTTAGGTTCTCGCAACAAAGACCCTGCGCGCCGCAGCAAATATACAGATGGTAAAATTGGTTGGCGTAAGATTCCGATTCGTGCGCAAGATACTTTGGACCACTGGCTGATTGACGATGACGGTGGCGTGCAAGGTTTCGTGCAGCGTGACCCGATCAACGGGCAGATTTACACGATACCGATCGAGAAAGCGCTGTTGTTTCGCACGTCGTCCCACAAGAATAATCCGGACGGACGGAGTGTATTGCGCAACGCATTTCGCCCGTGGTTCTTTAAGAAGCGTATCGAGGAAATTGAAGGCATCGGCATTGAGCGCGACTTAGCGGGCTTGCCGGTAATATATGCGCCGACTAAAATTATGGTGTCAGGCGCTAGCGCCGAAGATGCGCAGGTGTACACGGAGTTGAAAAACATCGTGCGCAATATACGCCGTGACGAGCAAGAGGGCATCGTCATGCCGGGCGGGCGTGATGACAAAGGCAATCTATTATATGAACTGAAGTTGTTGAGTACCGGAGGTAGTCGCCAGTTTAGCACGAACGAAATAGTTGGACGTTACGAGCAACGCATTGCCATGACGATGTTAGCGGATTTTATTTTACTGGGCCATGAAAAGGTCGGCAGCTTTGCGCTCAGTTCCAACAAGACGGATTTGTTCGGGGTTGCATTGGGCGCGTTCATGGATGAGATCGCGGCGGTGTTCAATCAATACGCGGTGCCGCGCTTGTTTCAACTTAACGGGTACGATCTGATGGATCTGCCGGTCTTCGTGCATGGCGATGTGGAAACGCCGGACCTTAAAGAGTTGGGTGAGTATCTAGCCAAGCTGGCCGGAGCGGGTGTGGAATTGTTCCCTGATGATGAGTTGGAAAACGTGTTGCGGGGCTTTGCCTCTTTGCCGAAGAAGAAGGATGAAGATGAGATGGCAAGTGGCCGCGCGCCGCGATCGGATCCACCGGATGAAGACGAGGATCCTCAGTTTAAACCGGCAGAAGAAGACGGCGATGACGGATCAAAAGACGGATAACTGGGCGGGCCGCGGCGAAGGCATGCGGTGCCGAACGTGTAGATTCTACGTAGACAAAGTGTCTGCGCAGTCGGTGAAATCGGTTGGCCGTTGCCGCCGGCATGCGCCGAGCATGCAAGGCTTCCCGGTAGTGTATTTTGATGACTGGTGCGGTGATCACAAACTGAATGAGAATGCGTTATGACTGAGGACCATATCCACCAAGCGCAACTGATGGGGACCGACCCACAGTGCTTCTTCTGTGGTGGCTCGGCGACTAAGGTGCTACTGTGGGCGGGCGGCGCGCGGCGGTTGGATGTGTGCGCGGCGCATCTGGACAGCGGATTGCGCCAGGTGATGGACATCAACAAGAGCACGGTTCAGCATTTAATTGATCTAGCCCCACCTATTGCGGCGGACGAACTGGGGGAAGAACTGACGACGAAGGCGCAACCCACGGTAGGCGATGTGCACGTGGGCGGGCCGTTGGCAATTGCCCGGCCCCGACCTGACGACGAGGATGACGAGACGCCGTTATTTAAGGTCAGCCTGGAAGAGATGGTGCCGGCTAAGTTGGCGAAGACGCCAAAAGACGAACTGCAATTGGCCTGGCTGCGCTTGAGTCAGTGGTATGCCAGTGCGAAGCGCGAAGGGCGTGCGGTGGAGAATTTTGTTAACGCGGCGGCCTGGGTGCTGCGGGCGTTACAAGACAAAGGCGTTGTGGTGGATACGGAGACGCCCCTTGCACGAGCGGCGCAACAGCTGGGCAAGCAGGAAGAACCGACGACAGACGACGGCGATTTGGTGGTGGTAAAGGATTTCGTATGTGTAGTGGGCTCCAGCGTTCAGGCTGACGCGACGAAACCCCCTAACGATATGGACGTGTTGTTCCGCGCGCGCCGAGATGCTGAAGATAATTTTTTAATTCAGGCGGAAAATATCTGGTTGCAAGCGCGCAAGGCGTTGGATCCGGACAAAGAAGAGACGTTGCACTTCATTGACAATCCGCAAGGACCCCACGCGGATTACATGCCGGTTTACGACCTAGTGCTGAGGCGGCGTAAGGATGCTGAGGTGCAACTAGTCAAGGCACGGTCGCGACGTTTCACTCCCCCTAAGGCGGTGCGTGCGGCCGCTAAGCGCGGCTTGGCATTGCGTGAGAAATGGGACCGGGGGGGACTCAGTCCGAGTGAGGCAGCAGCACAGGGAATCGGATCGGGGGTGCGGCGGGCGAAACAATTGGCGGCGGGTGAATCGTTAAGTGTGAATGAAATTAACCGTGTCAACGCATTCCTGTCTCGCCACAAGCGCAATTACGCGCCCGACAAGAAAGATACGGACGGCGGGCCGACGGCGGGGACTATTGCTTACCTGTTGTGGGGTGGGGAGCCTGCTCAACGTTGGGTGGACGACGTACTGCAGGATATTGAGAAGGCGGCGTCGAGTGGTGGCGTATACGCTGCATTTAAGGTGCACCCCACCAGCGCTGATCGGCTCTATGATTGGTTGAACAAGACTGTCCTAAAGACTTGTAAGAGTGTAGATCGTGTGCACCGGGTTGCGCCGGCTGACATGCACGCTACCACGGTATACAGCCGCCGACCGTTTAAAGGGTACAAGCCGCGCGCTCAGTCCGTCATAGTTAAACCGGAAAGGCTCAAGCTGTTCGGCAATACGCTGGTACTCACTTTGGAGAGCGACGTGCTGAAGCAGCAATATGAGCAAGCGCGGTCGTTGGGCGCGAGCTGGGATTACGAAACTTATGAGCCGCACGTCACGTTATGCACTGAGTTTTATGGCACAGTCGACGCCCTGCGACCCCCCTCGTTCATGCTTCGACTGGGTAACGAATACATTGAGCCGCTTGATCCGGGTGACGAGGACGAGACGCCGCTTAAACTCAACTTAGGTTGTGGCGACGAGGTGTTGCCGGGATATACCGGCATTGATCGCGATCCGGCGGCGGCGGGTGTGGACCGCGTGCATGATCTCGCTCTGGGCATCCCTGCCTCGGATGACAGCGTAGCGGTGGTGCGGGCGAATCATTCCCTGGAACACCTGGAAGATATGGACAAAATTCTGCGGGAGGTGCATCGGGTGTTAAAGCCGGGAGGGGTCTTCGTGTTCGAGGTGCCCAGCACGGCGGGGGACGGTGCGTTCGCACATCCTGAACACAAGACGTTTTACAACCTGTCGTCGTTCGCGTTCTGGACGGATCCGGCGTTGATCGAGGATCGGCCTCGGTTCGAGGTGGATCGGCTGGAAGAGGTCGGCACGCCCCCCCGAGTTTACGTCCGGGGTAAATTACGTAAGCCATTACTAAGTAATACTTACTTAGTCTCGAAAGCGCGTGTGCGCCCGTTTACGCCATTTACCCCACCCAAGCCACTACTGGCTGGCGTGACGGAGTTATTCAGCGTAGACGCCCTGTGGGACTGGGCAACGGGCCGTCTGCCCGTCATGGTTGGCCCTAAGTGGAACGGCTTCCGGGTCGTGGCGGAGCGGCAAGGCGACCGGCTGCGGCTGTGGTCGGAAGGGAAAGCGGATGTGGATTTGCTGCCCAAGTTGCCGACGTTGGGCGCGGCGTTGCGCAAACTGACGGGCGATTGGGTGCTGGACGCCGACCTGGGCATTGAGCGTGACGGCAAGCGCCTGCCCCGGCCTGAGTTAATGCGCTTTAACCGCGACAAGATTGAATTCGAAGCGGATGAATATCCCGTGCTGACTGTCTTTGATCTGCCGTATTATGACGAACCATTGGGGGATGAACCGGTTGAGGCTCGTAAGCGCGCGCTGGATCGATTGACGTTATCCGATAAGAAGTTATTGCGTGTGTCGCCCGATCGCATGGTCAATACGAAAGCGCAGCTGGAAGACGCGGTGCGTTGGGGATTTAAGTTTGACCGGTCGGAGGGTGTGGTGGCTAAAGCAGCAGATTCGCCCTACCCCACGGGCGGGACGTCGGACTGGAGCAAGTTGAAGAAAGTGGTTGAACTGAAGGTGGTCGTGCTGGATAGAAAGAAAGTAAAGACGGGGTGGAACTACCGGGGCGGACTCGCGCCTTCGAAGGGGGACGTGTGGTCAAACACGATGGATGGTTATATTGATTTAGGTTGGTCGTTCAACACAGAGGTTAAGGCGGATAATGGTGACATCCTTACTGTGCATGTGCTGGAGTTGGTGCCGGATAAGGCGGCCGACACATTAACGTGGTTGGGGGCAAATGTGCTTGATGTGGACGCTTCCCGTCAAACACCCTACACCACTTCGCAGGCGGTGGATGTTGCCCGACGGGGCGGCGTGTTGCAGCACGTGGCGAAACAGAAAGACGAAGAAGGCGACACACGCGCGGCGTCGGCTGAGCGGTTTTGGAAAGACAATTGGGATTCGCTGTACCCTAAAAGTGGGGAGGGCGACTTTGTCTTCCAGCACCATTGGCGTGGCTTGTCGGACGATGAAAAAGCGTCGAGCGATAAGCAGCTGTTGGAAACGGATCACAGCGTGCACGGGGACTTGCGGTTTGAGGCGGACGACGCGCTGTGGGGGTTTTCGGTGTTCATTGGCACGGCGGCGGACAACAAGCGTACTGGTGGCGACCGACTGCTGGCGTTAAGTGGCACAGATAAACCGTTGCGCGGCACGTTCAAACTGGCCCAGCCGAAAGACTGGTTGACTGTGGGTGTGGATAAACCATTCGTCAGTGAGCCGGGCGGCGTGGGGGCAACATCGCAGACGTGGGCGAAGTTCTTCGCGCTCGATCACGGGACGTACGAGATGGGCGTGCGTCACCGCCACTTCGTCGAGGTGTTTTTGCACGGGAATAAACTCAAGGGGCGTTATTTGATTCAGTCAGTGCCTATCGGCAAGGAAGGGCGGGCGTGGATGGTGACGAAGCCGGAGGATCAGAAACCGTTTATCGAAACGAACACGCGGGAGGACACGGTCAAGCGATTAAAGGCCCGGGGCCACAAAGCATTGATCTGGGCGGGGCCTGGTGTAAAGCCTCAGCGAGTCAGCACCACGGACCGGGTGCAAAAAGATTACGTGGTTAAAATTGCCAAACAAGATAAAGACCAGCAGATTATTACCGGCGTGGTGATGGAGCCCGACGTGGAGGACTTGCACGGGGATTACATCTCGGCGCCGGAGATCGAGGCGGCGGCGCACAAGTTTCTGGTGCGCTCGCGGGTGGTGGGGTTGCAGCACAAGAAGAAAGGGCCCATCGAGGTGATTGAGAGCTACATTGCCCCTAAAGCGATGCAGATCGGAACGGGCCACGTGCGCGCGGGCAGCTGGATAATGTCAGTGAAGGTTCGGGATGCGGATGTATGGGCGGCGGTCAAGGCGGGGAAATACACCGGATTCAGCATCGGGGGCACGGGCATGCGTAAGACAACGGGTTGAAACAAATGAATGAACTCACGGATATTGATGCATTAGAAGTTAGTTTGGTGGATGCCGCCGCGAACCGGCGGAAGTTTTTGGTGCTTAAAGCAAAAAGCGGAGGTAGCGAGATGGACGAATTAATTTTGAATATACAAGACGACAAGCAGGCGGAGCTGTTAAAGGCGGTGGCGTCGAACAAAGACGGTCTGGGCGATATCGTGAGCCGGATTGTATCGGACACGGCGTACAGCACGATCTGCAAGACGGCGTATAAGGACACCGACGTGGCCGGCGCGGTACAGGCGTTGATCGCTGAGCCGGAACTGGCCGGGTCGGTGTCGGTGCTGAAGGCTGGTAAGATGGATGAGGAAGAGAAGGAGACCATGAAGCAGAAAGAAAAAGAAATGGAAGACGAGATGGACAAGGCCAAAATGGACGAAACGTTGAAGAAGGCCTGTCGTACGGCGTTGAAAGCGTTAAACGGCGTGAAGGACCGCATGCCTGAGGAAGTCATGAAGAAGTTAATGTCTAAGGCAGGCTACGGATATGCGCCTCCGGACGAGATGAAGAAGGCGGGCAAGAAAGACGAGGACCTCGGTTATACCGTGAAGAAGGACGGCAGTGGTTTGGAGTTTGACGACACCGTGCCGGACAGCGTGCGTCCCGGTTTGGAACAACTTTGGAAGGCAAACAAGGTGGCGGCGGAAGAGGCGGCTGAGTTGAAGAAGTCGTTGGAGAGCGAGCGCACTTTGTTGGTCAAGGAACGTGAGACACGTCTGCGCCGGGAATACATTAACAAAGCGGCGGCGTTTAACACCCTGTCAATGAAGCCGGACGAGTTTGGCGTGATATTGATGAAGGCGGCGGACACCTTGGATGAAGCGGACTACCTCGAACTGGAGCGCGTGCTGCGCGCGGCGGACGAAGGGTTGAAGAACTTGTTCAAGCAAGTGGGTACCGACATTGACAACGGGGGCGGGGAAGAATCCGCCGTGGTGAAATTGGAGAAAGCCGCGAAGCAGATTGCCAAACGCGATGGCATCTCGTCTGAACAAGCGTTCGTCAAGGCGTTGGACGAGCACCCCGACCTGGCTCGGCAAGAACGCACTGAACGCGCCACGCATTAATCGCGCGCGGGTTTTGTTTTTTATTAATTAGCAAGAGGAGGTAGGGGACATGGCTTGGGAATTACCGGGATTTAATATCGGCAACTTGGTGGCGGACGTCGCAATGACTAGCCACCAGTTTAAGTGCGTAAAAATGAGTACGACGAACAACACGTTTTCGCTGTGCGATACAGATGGTGAAGTGGTGCTGGGCGTGCTGCAGGATAAGCCCGGCGCGGGCGAAGCGGGTGATATTATGTCGCTCGGCGTGACGAAGGTGGTGGCGGCGGAGACGCTGACGGCGGGTGATACGTGGGGCACGGACGGATCCGGTCTGGCCAAAAAGGTCGAAGGCACGGTAACCGGCGCCGACGTTGGGGACTACTCGGCGGGCGTGGTGCTGGAAGGCGCGGCAGTGAACGAGCTGGCCACGGTCACTATCGGCGTGCCCACGTATAAGGTCGAAGCGCAGTAATTTTATTGCTGTGCGTTAACGTGTTTTGTTTTTGATTTGACAGGAGGAAATCTACAATGACTCAACCGACCAGAGGTGACGTGCACGTCTCCCGTGCACTGACGAATATCAGCGTGGCTTACATGCAGCAGGCGACGGATTTTGTTTCAATGACAGCGTTTCCCGCCGTGCCGGTGGAATTTCGATCCGATGAATATTTCGTATTCGACTCGGCCGACTTTCGACGTAACAACGCCAAACCCCGTGCACCGGGCACGGAATCGGCAGGCGGCGGTTTTGATATCGACACGGCCACGTACACGTGCGAGGTGTATGCGGAGCACAAAGACGTGCCGGATCAGATTCGCAGCAACTCAGATCCCGCGATTGATATGGACCGCAGCGCGGCTACGTTCGTGATGGAACAGTTGATGATCCAGAAAGAGGTGAACTGGACGTCATCTTATTTCACGACTGGTATCTGGGATTCGAATGTGACCGGCGGCACGGATTTTACGCAATGGGACGATGCGGCGAGCGATCCGGAGACGGACGTCGACGCGGGCAAGGCGGGCATTAAGCAGAAGACCGGCTTGAACGCCAACACGTTGATCGTGGGCTATCCCGTTCATCAGGCGTTAAAGCGCCACCCCATCGTGACGGACCGGTTTAAACACACGAGCAGTGACTCCATCACTGCGACGTTGTTGGCGCGGTTCTTCGAAGTGGATCGATATCTAGTGGCAGGTGCGTCGTACACGACCAGCCAGGAAGGTGCAGCCGCGGAAACCAATGCTTTTATCGCCGGCAAACATGCGCTGTTGGCCTACGTGGCGCCTGCGCCCGGGCTGCTTGTGCCGTCGGCGGGTTACACGTTCGCCTGGCGGGCATTCAGCGGGGCGAACGGCGGGGTGCGGACGAAGAACTTCCGCATGGAACATTTGGAAGCGGACCGGATTGAGGGCGAGTTTGCCTACGACCACAAAGCGGTGCTGACGTCGGCAGGCTACTTTTTCAACACAGCAACGGCTTAACACGGGTTAAGTTAAGCAGAAGGAGAACGACGATGGCGTTAACGAAAGTCAGACCGTCCAGCGGTCCAAAGGGTGTAGGCTCCTTTAAGGGGGGCATACAGTTTGGTGAGGGTACGTTTCTTATTTCGGGTGCCACAACTCCCGTAAATGGTACGAGTGGCACGGGGGCTGGTTGGGCTGGACCGGGTTCTATTTACACAGCGATAGACACGGGCGAGTTATATACCAACACCAACACCAAAGCGAGCCCCACGTGGACTAATCAAACTTAATTTTTTATGTTTATCTATAAAAGGAGCATAGGATTATGCCATTGCGAGTAATTAAAGGCTGTACGTTGCTGGGTGAAAAACGGACGTACGGGGATGAATTGACGGACGAGGAGATGAGCCGGATTCCTCCCCGCTCGTTTGACGCCTTGATCAGCGCGCACTATATCGAAGTACTGGGACCAGGCGGGCTCAGTCAGTCAATTGATTTTGCCACGTCGGGCGGTAGCGGAGCGGAGACCCTTGCGCGGTTGCAGGCCTCGGTGGACCGCTTGACTGGCATCGTCGAGGCGTTGCTGGGTACGCGCCTGTCGGACATTGACGTCGCGCGGATTCGGGAAGGTAAAGACATCCTGCTTGAGCCGGGGGAACCGGTGAAAGGTCTCCCAGTAGATTCTCCCGCGGCGCGTAACGCGAAGACGGATTCCCTGCGGGCATCTTCAAAACAGCGTTCTGCAACGTCGAAGTCGAGATCGAGATCACGGTCAAAGCCGAAATCAAAACCGAAATCGAAAACCGGCATTGCGAGTTATAAAAAGGGACAGTCCATCGCATTCCGGGGTGAGGGAGACGAATTATTGGAGGGGGTTGTTCAATCCGTTAGCCGGACTCGAGGAGTGCTGACTGTGGAATCATCGGGGGATGTCTGGGAGGTGGACTTAAGTAGCATCGTGTAAACGTGGCGTGAAATCGCGCGAGGAAATAGAACGATGAGTAGATCGAGCAAAGAATTATTGCGGGATTTAACCGTGGGTAACAGCAAGGTGTTTACGGTGCCCGATGATCTGGAGTATGAGATCTTGTACGGCCACATCAACTTTACCACGGTGTCGGGCGGCGGGGCTCGGCAAGTGGCGGTGCTGGCGCGGGATGCGGACGATGCGTTTGTATTTGACACCGAGGCGGGGGCAGATCAGGCGGCGGGCGTGACCGGCGCCCATTATGAATTGCTCCAGGGCATCTACCGCGAAACGACGTTTGTGGCCAGTGCGTTGAACGTGCCCATTCCCAAGGATTTTTATTTGTTCCCCGGGTGGGATCTGGTGGTGTACGACGAGAATGACATTACCGCGCTAGACACCATGGCGGTAAATATCGTGATTCGTAAGCATCCGGTTTAAATGTCAAGAAAGGACGGAATGTCATGACATGGTCTTACTCAGGCAACCCCGCATCCAGTGAACTGGATGAGGTGCGTTTTTTGGTGGGTGACACCGACACGACGGACCAGCTGGTGCAGAATGAAGAGATCAGCTGGGCGCTGACGGAGGAGGCGAACCCCCGGATGGCGGCGGCGCGCGTAGCATTGGCGCTGGCGTTGAAATTCAGTCGCAAGGCGGATAAGCAAGTCGGTGATTTACGCATCGCTTACAGTAGTTTGTACAAACATTATCTGGAAGTCGCTGAGGCCCTGAAGGCTGACGCGGCCACGGTGGGCGTGGTGCCGTATGCCGGCGGCATCAGCATCTCGGACAAAGACACGGTTGAGAACGATACGGACCGCTATCGGCCCAGTTTTCGGCGGGGGATGCACGACAATCCCAGTGAGACGCCGGAAGAAAGCGAAGACATTTGCGACAGGAGTTAAATGCGCATGGTTAATACACTTGATCCGAAGGTCGTCCAAGTCGCGGAGCGGGTGTACGGGTTGGACGTGGCGGATCGTATTACGTTTGGGCGGCATCTGCTGGATGCGTCCAACCGGTTGCGTGTTGGTCAGCCTGAAACGTTGTTTATCTCAAAGCAGATATATGGCTTGGACGTCTTGTTTGAGAGTTTGACGAACGGCGCGGGGGCAAGTATTGAGTATCTGCCCAATGAAGCATCCGCATTATTAACAGTGGGTGCGGTTAACGGGGAATCCGCTGTCCGGCAGAGTATCCGTTATTACACCTACCTACCCGGCAAGTCGCAAAATATCATCGCCACGGGTGTGATCGGACCGGGATCGCTTAGCGTTGTAAGGCGAACTAAGACATCGGGCGCGGTAGTAGACAATGTAGTGACCCAGAGTAACTGGAATCTTGACCGGTTGGACGGGAGCAAGCTGCCCCACAACCCCACGGGCGTCACGTTGGATCCTTCGAAAATGCAGGTCTTTGTTATTGATTTTCAATGGCTCGGGGCGGACAAGATACGATATGGCGTTTTCTTGGGTGGTGACACTGTGTATTTCCACGAGGTTATATCAGCCAACACCCTCGAAACAGTTTACATGTCCACGCCGGATTTGCCACTGCGCTACGAGATAAAGGTCGAAGACGGCGTGGTGTACAAGCAGATCGGATATTACGACGATGAGAACGGTATATTTTTTCGATCACAACGGTCCGCCTCGGAAGCCGCTACCCACAGTATGCGGCAAACGTGCTCCACGGTGGCCAGCGAAGCCGGTTACAGATCGCCGGGGTTGGGGCATTCTGTGGGTAGTGGCATTAATCTTCGTGATGTGTCGAATACCCGTACGCCCGTGCTGGCTATCCGGCAGAAGACAACGTTCCGAAGCAAGACCAATCGCCGCATCGCGAGATTGTTTTCACAACGCATGATCTCGCAAAGTAACGCGGTATATGCTGAGCTTGCTCACCTAACGGAGCCTAGCGGCATCACAGCTACGTGGGATGACGTGCACGCGACGGACAGCTCTATCGAATATTCAACGGACATCTCGGCGGTCACGAGTCTCTTTGAGCACGTCATTGACAGCGGTTACGTGCCGGAGGGACAGGCTGGAAAGGGCGATGTGGGCGAAGCCGATGTAAACGAACTGCAGGTATTTAACAATATCACGCAAAATGTGGCGGCGGACAACTCGGAAATGTTTGTTATCTACGCCACGGCGTTGACGGGTGTTAGTGCGTCTGTTGGTGCAACGATGTCCTGGTTAGAGTATGACTGATTTATCCATTGATAATGGGGGTTGGCTTTTACGCGGTGCCGGGGGCATGGTTTCCGCTGTGGCTCCTTTCGGCGGGGACCGGCGCACGGCTGGCGGACCGCGAGGGGTCAAGCCCCACCCGTTCATATTGCTGGAGGACATGCGCCATGGCGATCAATGATTTTTTAGAGCTCATGCCCCACACAGTCAGCCACGCCGAGTTGGCCAGCCGCGATGCATACGGCAAGCCGGTGTACGGCAGCGCGGTGGATTACACGGCGCGCGTACTTTACAAAAACCAAAAAGTGCGGGCGAAGGACGGTTCGGAAGTCGTGGCGCGCGGCGTGGTGTGGATCGGCGGCACACCGACGGTGAGTCCTGATGACCAGCTGACGCTACCCGATGGGTCGACGCCGATCATACTGTCGTTCGAGCAATATGCGGATGAGGACGGCGCGCACCACACAAAAATTTTCTTTGGGTGAATGGGACAAAACAAAATGACGACGACATTTGAGATTAAAGGGTTAGAAGCATTAGAGAAAAAATTGCGCAAACTCGGCGAGGTCGGCGTGCAGGAAGTCAAGCGGACGTTATACACTGAGGCCGAGGCGATCATGACGAAATCGAAAGCGCTGGTGCCGGTCGTGACGGGTGCTTTGCGGGGGAGTGGTTTCGTGGAATTGCCGAAAACCAGTGGAAGTACGTTGTCAGTGACGATGGGCTACGGCGGGCCCGCGGCCAAGTACGCCCTGATCGTACACGAGAACCCGCGCGCGGGCAAGACCAAGGGCGTGAGTCCGTCGGGTAAAAAATACAAACGGTATTCGAAAGTGGGACAGTGGAAGTATTTGGAACAACCGTTTAACCAAGAGGCGAAGAAGATCAGTCGACGGGTCGCGGTGAATGTGAACAAAGTGGTTAAGAGTTTGTAGCGATGGCGCTGTTGGATGATATTGGGGACAAATTAGTGGCGGACGCCGTGGCGGACGGCGCGACGGGCTGGACGCTGTACAAGTCGTACCAGCCGGACAGTCCGGATAAGTCGGTGACGGTGTTGGAGACGGGCGGTCCAGAGCCGGATCAGACTCCGGGTGTGGCGCACACGTTTCCCACATTTCAGGTGCGGGTGCGGGATAGCACGTTCGAATACGCGGCCGCACGGGCAAAGATGGACGAGGTGTTCAACAGTTTAAATGATGCGACGGTGTCGGGGTATGTGTATATTTTCGCGGCGGACTCCGGGCCCTTGCCATTGCGTTACGACGCGGCGGATGAGCGGCCGGAACTGGTGTGGAACTTTAAAACGATGAAGGCGTAGCCAGATGGACGAAATTATGTATGTGGTAGCGGGCGGACCGTCACTACACAATTATGATTGGCGAAGGTTGGCGGACAAACGCGTCATTGCGGTGAACCGCGCGTATGAGACGGTCCCGGGCGCCGAGGCGGTGTATTTCTCCGATCGCCGGTTTTTTGACTGGCATAAGACCACGCTATTGGGACATGCGGGTCGATTGATTACGGGCGCGAAGATGGATCACCCCGCCGTGGAGCGGTACACGCTTACGGGCCACAAAGGGTTGGACCTGACCCCGGGCTGTTTGCGCTCGGGCAACAATTCAGGTTATGCGGCGATCAACTTAGCGGTGCACCTGGGCGCGAAGATTATTATTTTGCTGGGCTTCGATATGTGTTTCGACGGGCAGAGAACGCATTGGCACAGCGGCTATGTGGTAGCGAATCGGCAAAAGCAGTTCAGCAAGATGTTACCATTCTTTGACACACTAAAACCGGCCTTGGACAAAATTGGTGTGACAGTGATCAATGCCTGCAGCACATCCCAGATCGAGGCCTTCGTAAAAATTCCGTTGGAGCATGCGGCATGAGTCGCCGTCTCGTACATGTCATGTTGCGTCAACATCGCGCGTATCCCCGACGGGAGACGCTTGCGGGGGTACAAGCGGCGGGGGACATGCTCATGACGCATGCCGATTCCAGTCAATTAACCCGGGATTGCGCGGTGGTGACGTGGAACAATTACGGTCTGGCAAAGCGGTTTGCCGGGCAGTGCAAGCAGGCGGGCGGCAAGCACGTGGTGATGGAGAATGGTTATCTCAAGCGGGAGGCAGGTTATTACTTGATGAATCTGGACGGGTTTAATGGAAATGAAAAAGCGACCCCCAACGATTCGCCGGCGCGTTGGGACAAACTGGGCATCGAATTGAAACCGTGGGTCAAAGATGGCGCGTATATTCTAGTCTGTGCGCAACGAGGTAAATACAACTACTCACCGATGGCGATGCCGTCGATCTGGCCGGACGCGGTGTTGAACAGTTTGAGGAAACGGACGAGCATGAAACTGGTCTACAAGCCTCACCCCGAGCGCGTGGTAACACTCAAGCAACCGCCAAGTAACTGCGAGGTATTGGACCATCGGACGCCGCTGAGTGATTGCCTACCCCGGGCGTTTGCCGTGGTGGTCTGGACGAGTAACGCCGCCACTGACGCGCTGATTAATGGCGTGCCGGTGTTCTACTGCGGTCCCACTATTGCGTGCGCCGACTTGGCCACGAAAGGCATCAACACGATCGAGCAGCCGCGCTACCCTGAGCGCGAGAAAACGTTCTACGACCTGGCTTGGCGACAGTGGCATGTGAACGAACTGCAGAGCGGCAAAGCATGGAGGTATGTGACCCAATGACTCAGCGCACGGTGGAGATATTCTACGATCACGGCAAGCGCTCCAAGACGTTGTGCCACGCCATGGCGGTGGGATTGTCCCGGTGTGGGGTGAAAAATGTCATGCGCCAGGCGGCGCAGTTCGACGGCACGCCCCAAGCTGATGTCTCCGCATTTTACGGATTGCGCGGAAATTTATTGAAAGTTTATGAAGCATACCGCAAGGCGGACAGGCACACGTTGTTGATCGATCTGGGGTATTGGAAGCGTATCGAAGGAGGCAGACTGCGCGGTTATCACAAAGTCGTGGTGGACGGGTTGCAACCCAATCACTATTACCAAGCGACCCGCCACAACAGCACGCGCCTGCGGAAGATGGAACTCGACATTAAGCCGTTCGACCCGAGCGGGGAGTACATCTTGGTGGCGGGCATGTCAGCTAAGTCAGCGGGTGTGTACGGGTTGGGCCCGCAGGAGTTTGAAGAAAATGTGGTGCAATCGCTCCTGGAAGCGACCGACAGCCCCATTGTATATCGGCCTAAGCCATCGTGGCCGGGGGCCACCCCCATTGAAGGAGCGGCGTATTCTCCCCCTGACGAACCGGTAGAGGATGTGCTGGCCCGGTGCAAGCTGGTGGTGACGCACCACAGTAATGTGGCGGTGGACGCTATCGTGGCGGGCAAGCCCTGTGTGGTACTGGGTGATGGCGTGGGCTTGCGCATGTCATCGACATTGGGCGACTTGGATAACCCTTATTTCCCGAGCGATGCGGAGCGCCTACAGTGGCTTAGTGACATTGCTTGGACGCAATGGAATGTGTCGGAAATCCGGCGGGGTAAACCGTGGCGGCATTTGCAAGAGGAGGGGTTGCTGTGAGGGTCACCTTCTGGCGTTCGAACAAGCCACTGGAACACCGTTTGGCTGAGCGGGTGGGTGAGGGTGCGCGAGCGCTGGGATTGGATTACGAGACACGGGTGACGAGCGAATACGACGGCCCGTTGGCTGAGACCGACGTGGCGATCGTGTTGGGCGTCAAAGGGCGTAGTGGTGAGATTTTCCGCGAACACCGGGTGCTGGGTAAACACGTGGTCTATGTGGATAAAGGGTATTACCGAGGCCGGGGGGATGATCCGGCAGTTAAGTTGAAGTACTTCCGATTTAGTGTTGATGGCTTTCAACCGCTTGCTTACTTCCAAGCCATTCCACGCCCGGATGACCGTTGGCGCCGGCTGGGTTTCGTTTTTGAATCTCGCCAACCCCTGGGGCGGCATATTATTTACGCGGGGTCGTCGCAAAAATATTGTGATTTCCAGCAGATTGGAGACGCGACTAAGTACGCGGCCAAGGTTGTGCGTGCGGTGAGGAAATATTTGCCTCGGCACGAGATCGTATATCGGCCCAAACCCACCTGGCGGGATGCGGTACCGATCGACGGCACCACATTCTCGCAGGGTAAGAAGAAAATTCAAGAAGAACTGATCGGAGCAAAGGCGTTGATTACCCACGGCAGCAACGCGGCATTCGATGCGATACTCGCGGGTGTGCCTTGTGTGGTGTTGGGCGACGCCATTGCTAAACCCATCGCGATGCAACGACTTGATCAACTTCAAGCTGTTGAATTTCCAAACGATACTGCGCGGTATCAGTGGGGGTGTGACTTGGCGTATTGTCAATGGACGCTGGACGAGATGCGCAGCGGTGAGATGTGGTCGTATTTGCAGGAGCAGCTGAGATGAAAGCGTCACGTACGGAACAATTAGGCAACTTGGATCTGGCGTTTGGCTACGTGGAAAACTTCAAGCTCGCGGTTGACGTCGGGGCCAATGTGGGTGATTGGACGGCTCGCATGGCGGCCCGGTTTGACCAGGTCGTGGCGTTCGAGCCGGGTCGGGACGTGTTTAAGAAGCTGCTGAATGTGGCGTTAACTTACGGTAACGTGCGCTGTTATAACGACGCGGTGGGCGATGTTGCTCAGGCGGACATCGAGCTGGTGTCGTTGGAAAAGAAACTGCGCAATTCGCAAAGCCGCTATGTGCGTAAAGCGCACCGCAAGCCCGGCGAGGTGTTTATTAATCCCACATCAATGGTGACGTTAGACGGGCTGGGTCTCAGCGCGCTGGGGTTACTTAAAATTGATGTGGAAGGCGCAGAGATGTTGGTCTTGAGAGGCGCCGAAACCACTGTGAAAACATTTAAGCCGGTTATTGTCGTTGAAAAATCGAGTTACGGTAAACGTTATGGTTACAAAGAGAGTGCTGTTGATGACTTGTTAACAAGTTGGGGGGCGGCGCAAGTCGCGTTCCGCTACCCCGATAAAATTTTTACGTTTCAATAGAAGGAGCCATTCGTTATGAAACCACTCAGTGTATTTATCGGGTTTGATCCAGTCGAATCTATTGCCTATCACGTGTTTGAACATTCAATCCAAAGCCGATCCTCTCAACCTGTCTCGGTGACGCCGCTTCGGTTGTCGCAATTGGATCCGGTATTGACTCGACCACGGCATCCTCTTCAGTCTAATGACTTCGCATTTTCTCGATGGTTGGTCCCGTGGTTATGCGGGTATAAGGGCTGGGCGCTTTTTGCTGACAGTGACATGCTGTGCCTCGCGGATATTACCGAACTGTGGGCGTTGCGCGATGACAAATACGCGGTGATGGTGGTCCAGCATGACCACCGGCCCCGTGAGACTGTGAAATACCTGGGCAATGTGCAGACCAGTTACGAGAGAAAGAACTGGTCGTCCGTGATGCTGTTTAACTGTGCACGTTGCGGAGAGCTGACGCCGGCCTACGTGAACACGGCGAGCGGGCTGGATCTGCACCAATTTAAGTGGTTGCGTCGGGGAAAGAAAATAGGGGCATTGCCCCCAGAATGGAATCATCTGGTGGGATATGATGCCCCGGATGCCCGAGCAAAGATTGCACATTTCACCCTCGGGGGTCCGTGGTGGAACGAGTTCAGTGAATGTGAATTCGCAGACGTGTGGTTCGAGGAGCGGGATCGCATGCAGTTTTTTAAAGCGTACGCGCCCACGGCGGCGACCGCATGAGCCACACCGTTGTTACTAGTTTCAGCAACGCCGGTTTTGAGCAGTACGGTGCACGATTCCTTGAGACGTTTAATCGGTACTGGCCCAAGACGGTTACTTTGTACATCTACCACGAGGGGTTGTATAGCTCTTTGTATGACAGCCACCAGGCTTATGATCTATTGCAAGTACCGGAATGCAGTCATTTTATTCGACGGTATTATCAGGATCCCTTGGCGAATGGCCGAGTGGTAAACCAGCCTCACCCGTGGAAGAAGAAGTGCGCGGATGAGGGATACAATTTCCGTTATGACGCGTTTAAGTTCGCTAAAAAGGTGTTTGCGATTTACGACGCATTTAAACACGTTAAAACGGGGAAATTATTCTGGGTGGATGCCGACATTGTGACATTCGCGCCGGTTACGTTTGAGTTTCTAGACAGTCTATTAGGCGATGATTATGACACGTGCTATTTGGGCCGGGATGGACGGGGGCACAGCGAGTGCGGCTTTGTGGGCTACAATTTGGATCGCCCCGTTACGAAGCACTTTATTGAGTGGTTTGCGGGCTTGTATATCAGCGGTGATGTATTTGCTTACAACGAGTGGCACGATTCGTACGTGTACGATCGAGCGCGGGAATATTTCAAAGACGTACTGCGCGCGTACAACATTCCCTCTACGGGACGGGGACATGTTTTTGTCAACAGCATACTAGGCACGGTCATGGACCATTTGAAAGGGGATCGGAAGGCGGTGGGCCGGTCCCATCGCGACGAGGTTGTTGTGCCGCATAACCACTCTTACTGGGGACAGCGATGAAGAAGGTGGGTGATTATTGGTTACCGGACGCAGACAGCTACTTTGAGCCGATCTTTAAACGCGGTGAGGGGTTTCAGCTTGACCGGTTGGATACGGCGTTGTCTTTCGTGCCTCCGGAGCGGTTTGGGGTTGCGGTGGATGGCGGGGCGCACGTGGGGTCCTGGACGCGTGTACTGGCGGGATGTTTTGAACGCGTTATTGCGTTTGAGCCAGCGATTGACACGTACGAATGCCTGGTCAAGAACACGGAAGCCTATCCTAACGTGTTTACCTACAACGAGGCGCTGGGTGATGCAGACAAGTTAGTGACTGTGATGGACGACGTTACCCGGGCGGGTAATACGGGGTCTCGGTTTGTGCAACCCTGCGCGAGTGTGAGTAGTGTGCGCACGTCGGCAATGACATCGCTTGATGCGCTGAAACTGGATCGGTTGGATTTTTTAAAATTGGACGTGGAAGGGGCGGAGCTGTTGGCGTTGCAGGGCGCGCGGTTAACGTTGTTGGAATACAGACCGGTAGTGTTAGTTGAATCGAAAAAAGGCATGGCGGAGCGGTTCGGTAATGTGACGGGCGATTGCCTGCGGTATTTAACCGCGCTGGGTGCGACACAGGTGGCAACAATAAAGTCGGATTACATTTACACGTTTACGTGAGGAGGTAACAGATTATGGCGAGCAAAGGGCGTTTAATTTTAATACAAATTTCGGACGGCACATCCCCCGCGGCGTTTGCGACGATAGGCGGCGTGCGGTCGAAGACGATCACGATCAACAACGAGTCGGTGGACGTCACAACGGCGGATGAAGCGCCGTGGCGACAGCTACTGGGTGACACAGGGTTGCGCTCGGTATCGGCGAGCGGGTCCGGCGTGTTCGACGATGGCGCGCCAATTAATCAATGCGAAGATTTAGCGTTCAGCGGCGCGTTGGAAGAGTTCTTGTTGACGTTTGAAAATGGCGATCAAATCCAAGGGGTTTTTCAACTCACATCGTTTGAATACGGCGGCGAACACACGGCGGAGCAGACGTTCAGCATTTCCCTTGAGAGCGGTGGGATCTGTACGATGAGCCGCGCGTAATCTTCGGTTAAAGGAGCGAGATTGTTATGGCGAATCATCAACGGGGTGAAGTGACTTTGGTGTTAAACGGGGAGCGGTATACGTTACGCCCCACATTTGAATCAATGTGTGAGATTGAGGAACGTTTAGACTGCTCGATGTTGGCGTTGATCCGGAAATTTCAGAATCGTGACTTGCGTTTTAACGCGATCGCCACCGTCGTGTGGGCGGGTATTCACGGATTCTTAGAGAGCGGCTTTAAACCTTCGGCCAAACCGACGTTTAATGAGATCGGTAATGCAATACGCAATCACGGCATGGACAAGTTGCTGTCCGCCGGTACGGACGAGGGAACTAATCCGTTGATTAACTTTATCACGCGGGGTGTGATGGGGGACGAGGAAGTTGAAGCTGCAGAAGAAGAAGTTGGGTCCACAGAAGAAACGGAAGAGGCAGCAATCGATGACGCAGACCCAAAGTCGTTAAAGAAAGCGAAGCGGCGGACGGCGGGAAACGTGTAGAGGGGGCTGGAGCAGGCGCTGCGGTGAAAGGCAGTTTTAGCCTCCATATGGAATTCGCAACAGGTGTCTTACACTGGTCACCGAAAGTATTCTGGCGATCGACGATGTGTGAGTTAATGGCTGCGAACAAAGGTTACTTACGGGTAATGAAATTGACGAATGAAAACGCGGTAACACCGGATGAACTTGGAAAGTTAAAAGAGGCGGCACAAGCGCGGCAAACGAAACCGCGACGGATGAAGGGGTGTTGATAGCTAATGGCCGAAATCGAAAAAGTCACTGCGAAAATTGAGGCGGATACCAGCAACTTCACAAAGAATCTGAAGGGTGCGGCGCAATCCACGACGTCATTTAAGAAGGCGGTGGAGAAGGCCGCTCCCGGGAGTAAACAGCTAGGGGATTCGTTCAAACGCGCGGCGCAGAACGTGGCGGCGTTCGATGGCCCATTGGGACCTGTGGCGGGCCGATTGTCAACCGTGGGCAGCTTGCTGTCAACCACCACGGTAGCCATGGTGGGCTTCGGTGCGGCGGTGACCGGGGGCATTCTCGCGCTGAAGAACATCGCTTCGGCGGGCGAGAAGTTCGAGACGCAGATGCTCAAGCTGGAAGCGCAGGTCAAGGTGACGGGCGGCGCGGCGGGTTTGTCGGCGAAAGAGATTAATGAATTTGCGCGGGATCTGGGTGAGGCCACGCTAACGTCCGCCGGGGCGGTGCGCGACGCGGCGGGCATCTTGCTGACGTTTAAATCCGTCTCGGGGTCTGCATTTAAAGAAACGTTGTCCCTGGCCCAGGACATGGCGGCGGTGGGCTTTGGCAGCATTCAATCGGCCACTGTTCAACTGGCCAAGGCACTGGACGACCCCGTGCGGGGATTGACGGCATTGCGGCGAAGCGGTGTGTCGTTCACCGAGTCGCAAAAATCCATGATCAAGACGCTGGCGGAATCGAACGACCTGATGGGCGCGCAACGGATCATCCTGGACACGCTGGCAGGCCAGTTGGGCGGGGCGGCGGTCGGCGCCGCGCAAGGGT